ATAAGCTCCAGAGTATTCTTGAACTTCAACAGTCCATCTACGCCCATCTGGAAAGCCATGTTGACTAAGACTCCTTTACGAGCATCGTCTAAGTCATTCACCCAAGGGAGTCTCTTGAGTAGCTCTTCAGTCTTATTGTCAATGTCATTATTGAGAAGGAAGAGCCCTTCCTCAAGAGTGATATGACCTCCCTTGCGTTCATCAATGAGACGACCAAAGCCTATTGTCCAGTAACCTAAGTGATCTTGGTAGGCATGATCTTTGAAGCCTTCGTCACGTTGTAGTTGGCGTAAGAGTTGGGGCTTCATGGCTGTTGAGTTCTAAGATTAAGCCTACCAATAAGATCATTCAAACTAACTCCAGGGTTCTGTTGAATCATCTGTTGCATGTAAGCATCAGCCTCTGGAGTGTTAGCTTGGATAGTTGATCCTTCAGGGCTTTGTTGAGTCACTTGAAGACCTTGAGTAGACTGTTGCAACATACTCTTAAGATTATCAGGCAAAACTAGGTCGTCTTCTTGTTGTTGCTGCGGTTGTTGCATAGCTTTCATGCTATCAGGAAGAACTAAGTCATCCTCAGCCTCTGCTGTGCTCATCTGTGTCTGACTACTAGGAGAAGTAATACTAGGTGCCATCAATGTCACAGAAGGAACAAAACTAGTAGTACGAACTTTATCCAAATTAAGCAAAGTCTGAGTAGCGTTCTTAGACAAATCAGCAGTCTTAAGGAACTCTTTACCTTCAGGAGACAACAAAACCTTCATGAGAAGATCTTCGCTCATGTTGTCAAGAGTAGATTTCTTTGCTACTGCTTTCAAAGCATCTACACCCAGTTGAGTAATCTTAGCTCCTTGATAACCAGCAGGAGTAGAACCAACAACAGCAGGAATGTCCCTAGTAGCAGTCTTAAGAATATCCGATTCTGTTGGAGCCTTTGTAGTGTAACTACGAATAAACTTCAAAGCATCAGACATCCGAGAATCAAACTCACCCGAGTTAGCACCAAGAGAAGAACTAATAACTTCTCTCATGTTCTTACCCTCTGGAGTCTTACCGAGATTAAACCAGCTTTCAGCCAGTGCTTGAATGTCCACGCCATATGTCCCATCAGGGCGTTGGACACGGTTAGAACTTACAAAGTTATCCCAGACATGGCTATCAAGAGCCTTCAGAGCCTCCTCGTTAATATCCTTCATCATCAACCTGAACGCAGCCCTCTCTGAAGGCTGTGCTGCTGTGTAGTTAGACACCAAATCCGAAAAAGGTGTTGTATTTAGGTCTTTGCCTTTAGCCCACGAAGGAAGTGCTTCAGACATAGCACTGTTGTACTTCTCATAAGCACCACTAACAGCCTGTCGTCCTTTGTTCATCAACTCCACTGCTTTCTGGCCTTTCAAGTCACCAGCAGCATTAAGAGCAGTTGCAGAGGCTCTCATATCATCTTTCAATGAACCAAAGATAGCCTTAGCAATCCGTTGTTGATCCGTCAAGGAAACATCTTTAATAAGACCTTGTGACGAAGCAGCTTCAGCACCAAAGCTCTTAAGCATTGATTGAACTTCTTCAAGAGTCAGTTTACGTTGTCCTATTGTGCTAACAGGAACTCCAAACTCATTATAAACAACACCAGAAGTAGTCGGTATCTTTTTAGATCCTGCGTAAGGAACAGGAACTTTTGTTTGCCGAGCTAAACCAAGTGAATCATATGTAGTAACCGTTTCTGTTGTCAGGCCACCGGGAGTACCTGGAAGTGTTACAGACCGTCCTGTAGGAACAAGATTGCCCTCAAGTTCATCCAAGAAAGCTACTGCCCTACGAGAAGAATCTGTATTGCCTTTATTGAAATCAGACTTCAATGATCGGATAGCATCAAGAACATTATCAGTTGACACCAAAGGCTTACCTTCGCCAAGACCAAAGGCTTGATTGAAGAAACCAGTACCGGCTTTGTTTGTAGCTTCTTTAAGACCGTTGATACGATCAGTAATGGCACGTACAGATTCAGTAGCAGCTTTTTCGTTGGACAGTTTAGATGCTGTAGGAGTCATTCCTTTAACAGCAGCCTCAGTAGCTCCTGCACGAAGAGTCGCTAGGATCTCTCCGTACTTATCACTTTGAGAGAGTTTCTGAATAGCCCGCTGAACTTCACGAGATTCACCGCCCTGTCCTGTCAAAGCAAACTTCTTAAAAGCACCTAAATCAACTTCGTCTACAGTGTCAAGAATCTTCTTGATTTTCTTATTCTCGAAGAAGTTTTTACCAGCACTCCAGCCAGACTTAACAAGCTGAGGAAGTCCCATAATAAGCATCAGGTTCTCAGGTGCATTATAAATGAATTCACCTTCAGGCGTAGCAGCCTTAGTAGGAACATTGATAGCACCTAGTGCTTGCTCACGAAGAGTCTTGACTTGTTCTTGAGGAGGTTGGAATAAGTTGTAGGCTGAAATGGCAATATCAGGAATGCCTGTTACAGCACCTACTCCGGCACTAATGAGACCAGCACTAAGCTCCATACGCCTAGCTTCATCACTAAAGCCTGCATCACGAAGTTTACGAACTACTTCAGCTTTGTCTTTAGTAGATGTAAAAATATCTTTTAGTTGCTTAGCTTCTTCTTTAGTGTAAGTAACAAGGCCACTTACTTTGGATACCTGAGGCATATTTGCTCCTTATTAGAGAAGACCTCGTTTCTTCAGGCCCTGAATGACTTGATCTCTTGACTTATTAGGATTTAATTTCATTGTCTCTTGAATCATAACTTCTTGATTTGTAGTAAATCTACTGAACTTATTGCGAATGCTGTCAATAGTTGCAAGGTTAGACTCAACAGTAGACGAAGGAGAACCAAGAGAACTCAACCAGTTTTGAAGTTCAAAGTTAGAGTTAAGCTGTGTTGCAGAAAGCCCCGTTGCTTTAGCAATATCAGACAACAGGCTCTTTTTAAGGTTTTCCCATTCATCTTGCTTAGACTTAATAGCACTGCCTGTCATCGTACCATACATCTGTCCTGGAGAAGAAGCCTTCAAGGCAGCAGGTAAGTTAGCAATAGCAGACTTAGATGTACTGGTCATTCCTCCCAAGCCATAAATATCTTTAACAAGGTTCTCAGCAGATGTCAATCTCGACTGAAGACTTACATTAGCATCAGCTTTCTCTTGCTCCGTACGTTGTGCATACGGTGTCTTGACAGAAGGAGTTCCAGTAGGAGCACTTTGCCCTGTAGACACCGCAGGCTGCTGTCCAGAAACAGGAGGCTGTGCTTGCGTTGGTTGTTGCCCGGAGCGCAGAGAATCAGCAATGCTACGATAATAATTTTTATCGACGCTGACAATGTTTCCATCTTTGTCTTGGAACTGTCCCATCTTGCTAAGATAATCAGCAGTGTTTGCTGCTGCAAGTCTCTCAGCGTCAGTCAGAGGTTGTCCAGATGCTAGCTTGACCTGAGCCTGCGTCACTGTTGCAACCATCCGCTCAGGGCCTGTAGATTTATCCTTACCTGCCGCAGAGTTTTGAAGAGCCTGTAATTCAACTTCTTTCATGCGATACACAGGAGTATCCTGCTGACCTGCTGCTTTCAAGCCTTCAAGCTGACCTGTCAAGATGCCCATTGTAGCTGCAATCTTTTCTTCATTGGTTCGCTTGTCTTCAGGGGCCTTAGGAGCAGCTTGTGCCTCTTTGTATTTAATCTCAGCCTCAGTCTCACGTTGCTTTATTGCTTGAGCCTCAAGCTGCTGAGCTCGCCCTTCCATGCCCTTCTGCCTGAAGAGAGCCGCAGCAGTCTGTAGTCGCTTCACAGGATCTTGCTCCTGAGCAGCTTGAGAGAACACATCCTTCATGATGTTCTGCTCAGCTTCCTGTGCAGTCTGTCCTCCGAACATACGACCAAGAGACAAACCAAGTCCTGCACCAAAGCGAGCACCGTAGTTCTCTCCGGTGTTGGCATCGATGATGCTCTTAAGATAAGCCTGATCCATCTGAGATTGGCTCATGGGGTTCCAATCAAACATTCCAGAAGTAGCCATAATTAACCCCTCCGTCCAAACATACCACCCAAGGCACCGCCAAGACCACCAATGGCATTGGCCTGTTGCAGACCAGCAAACAAGTTAGCATTAGCAGCCGCTTGTCCAGCGCCTAGCAGGCTCTGAGCGCCTTGAGCACCAGCAGTGCTTACAGCCTTGCCCAAATCAGCACCCAAGGTCAAAGGCTTCAGACCAAGTTCTTCAATGCCAGCACCAAACTGGAACAGACCCTGACCACGACCAATCAATCGATCAATGTCGGCTTGACCGTACTCTTGAGCACGAGTAGCCAACTCTTGATCCGCACGAGCACGAGCGAGATCACGTTGATACTGTTCAGGGTTGACCATCCCAGAACCACCCGCACCCATAGCAGTACCGGAGACACCCAGACCAATACGTCCACGATTAAGTTGCTGGTTACGCAGAGCTATATCTTCAGCTTGGCGAGTAGGTTGCAACAGTGCTTGCTGTTGAGTCACGTACTGCTCAGCAGCCTTCGTGGGATCAAGGTTGATCTGTCCAAGGACATTGCCAGCACCACCGTAGAACTGATTACGGAAGGCTTCCAAGACAGGGTTAAGCTGATAACCAGCTTGTTGCTTAGAAGTATCAAAATAGCCAGTACCGTAACCAGAAGTCACAGAGTAAGGCTTGAACTCGGACATAGATGCTGCTTGAGCACCTAGGTTGTTAAGAGCATTAGCTTGATTCTGAGCAGCCTGAGAAGCAGCAGCGTAGCCTCCCAAGTTACCCAAAGCACCTAGAACATCTCCTCCGGTAATCTTAGTACCGAAGTAGTTGTTAACGTCATCAAGTAGTCCCATGTTTATTCCTTAGTAAGTTCCACCGTTGACAACAATGTTCTCAAGCTCACCACCGATGACATCAGCTTTGGTGGCAATAGCAGTCTCAATAGCGTCAAATTCATCGTCAATCTCAGTACCTTTAACAACCTTACTAGGATCACCAGAAGGCAGAGCATCTTTGGTACTGAAATCAGTTAGCTTCGTATAGTCAGCCATTATAGTTCCTCGTTAGGATAGTTTACCAGTTTTCACAAAGAGGTCTACCTTCTGTACACTGACAGGAGAACCGTCTACATTACATTCAAAACCAATCTGGATTAGATTACCAGAGCCTAGTCCAGGGCTGTTAATCTGTTCTACAGCAATACCTGCTGTGTACTGAGCATCCATGTACTCATCAATATTATACTCATAAGGGCCATTCTCAGGGATCGTGAACGGAAACGAGAATGAACTACCAATGTAGTCATACCCTAGTTTAAACACAAATGATTGCTCAGATCCACCTAAGACAGTAGCTTTAATCTTCTTGACTAACTTTAGCACAGTTGGTGCACCAAAGTCAAGATAGTTCGTAAAGAATTTCATACGATAACGACTACCGTTATCAGTATATCCTTCGTACAAGCCAATACCGTTAATCATTCCCAAGAGAATATCACGGTTACGCCTACGCAGGAATGCTTTAGCTTTGTAGCTAATCCAGTTAGTAATCCGTGAAGATCCATCCTCAAGTGCAGACCTCATGTCTAGAACGTATACACGCTCAATGCTCGGGAAGGAAATCAGATAGAAGGCATGACGTTCACTGTAAAGACTCTTAACTTTATTCAGTGATCCGTTGGTGTCAACTTCATTCTGCACCACGGCCAAGAACTGATCTCGTACATTCTTTGTCAGGTCACGCATAGGCAGAGACTTCTCTTGAATGACTCGACCAAGACTACGTACACCTGCGTCAGACAAGAAGATAATATCTGCTCCAGTGTTCTGAATACTATCACGAGCAATACAGCCTACACCAGTGATGATGTCTTGTACTGCAAAAGCATTGCTCAGGATGTCATCAGCACCTGAGTAGATGACAATGTTACGTTGACAGAAGATGATTAGAAAGTTATTGTGAGCAGCAAGAGCTACGATGGTGTCAGTATTGTCAGGCAGTACTGAAGCAATGTTCAGAGTACCAGAAGAACCATCATAGAACTCAGGAAAGATAGCATCAGCAATGTCAGTAGACCAGTAAACAGTAGTTCCGTCATGTGCCCAGAGTCGTCCATAAGCTGCAATAACGTCACGCAGAGTGTTACTGCCAAAGTTAGGCGTATTGGCAGTGAAGGTTCCATAGTCCTGTGCAGTCCCTGCTGTGTAGATGATAGGCTCATGACCGTCCTGCACAAGCATCGTATGAGCCAACAGAGTAGCAGCTTTCCAGTTGTTACCTGTAACAGTGTACGCTGCTGGCGTAATGTCCGTCAGAGTAGCGCCGATGCCACCAGAGAACAACTTATTATTACCACCGCTGAGCACTACAAAGGAACCATCAGCATTAACGTGCTCATGGATGAACTCAATAGAGTTACCACTCAACTGGGTGCTACCTGTAGTAGTCTTCTGAGTCCACCCACGCCTAGAGCCAATACGTCCGGACTTATCAATGACACAGTTATCTGCAACCAGAGCGTAGGTAGAGTTAAGAGTAACAGGACTTTCTTGGAGGTTTAGTCCAGCAAAGCCTGGAGCTACAACGCTAATTGCTTCCAACTGTTTCATTTTTCGTACCAAGTAGTGTTTTCAGTTTGTCGGGCAGCATCGAAGCTGATAGCATCAGCCAGAGCACTCTGAGCAAGACGATAAGCATTGATGCTCTGCTGTCCTGCATCCTCACCACGTTCCTCTTGAGCCATCGCAGTAGCCAGTAGAATCACTGGCCTTTCAGGTACAAGAAGAATATCAGAATCAGCAGTAAGATTACTAGGACGAACGGTACCATAGAACTTCACACTCCCTGCTGCGTTAGGCGTAGGAAAGAAAGTAACCTTAATGTTACCAGTAGCAGTGTCTACACCACTGTACGAGAAGTGCGTAGGAGGAGCATTGTCGTTAGTACCAAAGGTAACTTGCTCAATCATCCACGTATAAGGCATCTCTTTAAGTTCCCACTTCTGAGTCTCATTGTAGACCATCTCAGGTTGGAATCCATTGAAGGAAGGACTCAACTGATACTCAGAAGTTCCAGACACCAGAGTCACAGGCACCGTTTGCTTTAGAGCCAACCACTGCCAAGCACTCTCAACAGTAGCCTTAGCTTCATTGACAAAATCACCAATGAGTCGAGCGTAAGAGTTATTATTACCAGTTCCTTGAACAGTAGTCACTTCTGACTCCCGCAATCGTCGGAGAACTGAATTAACTAGCTGAAGATAATTCATAAGAGTTCCTTATTCTTAGGCGTTCAAGAAGGTATACAGTGGTTTCTCTTTACGTAGATCAAAGGTGACAATTACTGTGTAGTCACTGTCTGTCTCAGTCAAAACTTTTAAAGCATCTCCAGCTTGTAAGACAACAGTGCCATCACTGAACTGAAGATAGTCTTTACTGCTCAAGAGCTT